CGCCCGTGCGAGGCTCTCCGCCTCGATCCGGCGGCGTTCCTCCGTCGCGTACCACAGATGCACTTCCACCCGCGACAGGCGATTGCCGACGTCGTTGTTGCTCGGCGGCTGGGGCGTGGGCGGCTGATAGGCGGGACCGGTCCACAGTCCACGCGCCCGCGGGTCCTGCCAGTGGGACGTCATCGAAGGCCCTCGTCATCGTGTTTTCACGCCTTTTTCGCTGGCGTGCTGCACCAGACGGCGCGGGCTTCGTTGTTGCCGATGATCTCACGGGCGGTCGGGTCGGTGATGGTATCGCCCTTGCGAACGCCGATTGGCTTCCAATCCGTGCACACCTGCTGCGCGGTGCCGGCGACGGTCTGGGCGCAACCGCTACTTAGCGTCGCAATCGCTGCAATACTTGCGAAGATCAGCGCGAAGTTCGTCCGGCTTCTTGGCCTCGACGGCTTTTCTTTTGATTTGAGCCTGCGCATTAGCCTTCTTCCCCTGGGCTTCCACGCGCACAACTTCCTGACGCACCCCCGTCGCTTTGACGAACTGATACGCGGCGAACATCACCGACGCGGCAACCGCAATCCCGATCAAATGATTCATGCCTTGGCTCCGATCCCGAGACGCGGCAGCACGTACACGGCCAACAGATACGCCGCGCCGCCAATCCCGATCACAACGGCATTCGGCAACGTGGCGAGGCCGAGCAGCTTGGTTCCCAACGCTTGATACGCGGCGATGTTGTTGACGGCATCGACGGCCGCAGTCGGCGCCGGAATGATCGGCGCGACGACAGAGTGAACCACGGCCCCGCCCGTCACCACGGTGCCGCCGACGACCGCCGCGGCCTTCTGAACTTTTGCCACGACCACCGCGGCGCGGGTCTCTGGCTTCGGGCTGGGCACGTCGTTGCGCGGGCTCCAGCCCGGCGCAGAGGTCGTCTGCCCCATAGCCATCTGGTGCGCTTCCAGCCAGTCTTCATCCTTCATCGGATAATCGCACCCGGCCTCCTGCCACGCCATCGCCTTTGCGAGCGGGATAGCAATGTCGTGGTCGGCGAGCATCGCCTTGGTGAGGACTGTATCAGCCTCGACCTTGGCGCGGTCCTTGAGCACCTTGAGATAGGTGGTCGCGTAGAAGCCGCCGCACCATTTGGTGATGGCTTTTTCGAGCGTCAGATCGCAGTAGTCGCGCGCCAGCAAATCGAACTGCGCCGCTGCGCCGTGCGTGCTGGTGGGAAACGTCGCGATCTTGTGCACGCCGTCCTGGGATTTCAGCGTCTCGAACTTGTCCCCGCCGAACTTTTTAGCGCTCGGGCCTGGGTACATCGCGCCTGGGTTGTTGTTGCGTATGCTCGCTGGTGTCATGCTGCTTCCACCTTGGCCAACGCGACACGCTCCAGATACTCCACCCGCGCCATCAAATCGGCATTTTGATTGAGTATGCTATTCACATGGTCGACGATTTCCAGCACCGACGTGGCGCAATTTCTCAGGCCGTCGTGCAATTCGGCCACGGCCTCGGACGGCATGTGAGCGATAGCCGGGGGCTGGACCACGCGGACGGTTGGAGCCTGGAGGCTGGGCAGCATCTCCTTGACGGCAGCGTGCACCAGCGGCGTGAGGTCGTATTGCTGGGCGACAGCGACAGCCTGCGATGGCTGCGCCAATTCGTCGACGCGAGCAAAGTAGTCCCAGCTGGCCCCGTTGCTCATCGCCAGCCGTTGGCGCGGCACGCCGTCCCGGCTGTCGTTGACGCCGATCAGACACCCCGCCATCTGTACCGCGTCGGGTAGCCGATCCGGGGCGTAGAAGACCAGCCGGATAGGCTTGGCGAACCTCAATAGGTGGCCGTCGTCCTCGATCGGTCGCGCCATGGGTTTCCATTCCAAATCATCTAGCCAGCGCTAGCATTGTTCGCTATCTTTTGCAGCCTCAACAGGAGGGCTAATTGATGCGAATGATCCACACAGCAACGCGAATCGTGCGCGAGGCCATGCCGGGCACTGATATCGTGCTACGGGCCGCCATTCGGGCTGGCGTCGGCCTTGCCCTGATATCCGCCGGGCCGCTGATCATGGACCCGGTTTGGTCGGCGTTCGGTGGAAAATTCCTCGTGATGATGGCCATCGTCACGCTGGTCGGCCATAGCGAGGGCGTCGTCGTCTCACACCTCGCCAGCAAACTGCGTTCCTCGGCTGGCGCGGTGTTTATTCAGGTGCTCTTTATTCCTGCGGCCGTTCTGATGATGCTCTGCATCAAAGAGGACAAGACGCCATATAGCAGCGATTAGTTCGTGTAGGTGATGATAATGATCCCCGCGGCGCCAGCGCCGCCGTCGCCGGTGGCGTCAAAATATCCACCGCCACCACCGCCGGCACCTTTGCCACCACCCGCACCGCCGTTGGCGTTGTAGGTTGCACCACCGCCGCCACCGCCCGGACCGGCGTTGACGCCGCCAGGGCTCGATGTCCACAGCGTCGGGCCAGCGCCGCCGTCCTTTCCCGGCCCCGTCGTAGCGCTCGGTGTCAAACTACTAAGACAGCCGCCACCACCACCGGAACCGCTCGTCCCCGCAACGGCCGCGGTAGACGGCGAGGCCGCTCCGGCGCCACCCGCCGCGCCACTGCCGCCCGTGCCGCCGGCACCGCCGTTCGTGGTCCCGTTCGCGCCCGCCGTCGTACTGGCGCCACCCGAACCGCCGCCGCCGCCTGACCCGCAATTGCCGCTGCTGCCAATAGCATTGCCGCCGGCACCGCCATTGGCAGCCGGCCCACCAGCACCGCCGCCACCGCCGCCTGCCGGATAGTTGTCAGTGACAAAACTTCCGCCGTTACCGCCGGAAGTTTTCGTTGACCCGATGCCAGATGCCGAAGCCCCGCCCGTTCCAGCCGCGGACGGCGCGCCGCCCGTGCCGCCCTTGGCGCCGACCGAGGACGCGGCGAGACTGGCCCCGTTGAACCACGTATCGCCGCCCGTGCCGCCCGTTCCGCCGGCGCCGGTTCCGCCGGCACCCGCCGCGCCGACGGCAATCGTGACCGTGCCGCCCGGTGTCAGCGTCAGGTTTGTGGTCTTGGAATAAGCGCCGCCGCCGCCGCCGCCGGCCGTGCTACCGCCTGATGGCGTGCCGCCGCCACCGCCGCCGCCGATCACCTCGATGGTGTTATTCGCGGAGTTGAACGCCGCATCGACGGTCCACGTCGTGCCGCTGGTCAGAAATACAACTGTTGTGCCAGAAGGGAACGAGCCCGACTTTTTCCAAATTCCTGGTATGGCATGGATCAATGGCATGGTCAGGCTGGCCAATACTTGTTGTCGGTATAATCCGAGGGGATCGGCGTCATGGCTTCGAGCGCATCGGATGCCGAGCGCACCGATTTGACCCAGGCCCAGATCGATTTGATGGCATCGGCCTCGGCAGCCTCGGCCTTAGTCCATCCCCCCGCCGTGCGCCAGATATCCTGCAACTCGACGGATCGGGCGATGATGTTCGTCTGTTTCCATTCGGGATAGCGCGCCAATATACGCGCCCGGCATTCGGCCTTGACGGCGGCCTTTTGCTCTACCAACGGTACGTCATAGGGATGCACCACGATGCCGAGCGCATCAAGCTCGCTCGGCATGGCAAGCCGCAGCCAATTGCCGGGATATTGCGTTGCGCCGAGCTCGAACGTCTCGGAATCGCGGAGCGTGCGCCCGTCGGGCAAGATATAATGGTTTGGCATTAGAAGTTGAGCACCGCTGAGCCGTACATGTGCACGCCATCGGACACAAAACTGATGATATCGACCTTGGCCGCCGTCGTTGTGAGCGTCGGCGCCGTGCCCGCCGTCCATTTCCAGGTGCCGTTGTTGGCCGTGCCGGTCTGGTTGGTATAGGCCAGCGTGCGGGTGCCCGTGGCGTCCTGCTTGATCATCAGAACGTAGGTGGCGCCGCGCTTGATGTTGACCGGGAAGGCAATGGTGCTGTTTGCTGATAGCGTGATCAGAAAGACCTGATCATTGCCGACATCCCAGTTGATGGCCGCAGGCGGCGTGGCGTAATCCTTGGCGCTGAAATGCTGTTGCGCCATCCAGCCGGTTGTGCGCGTGGTTTCCGCGCCCTGGTGAAGGCCGGGATTGCCCGGAACCCTATTCATGCTCAGTAATCCCCGTAGAACACGTTGGCGTGGAATAGCGAACTGGTTCCCGTATTGACGTTGACATAAATCACTTCAGTTGCAGCCAGATAAAGGGCATTCGACGCCTGACTACAGTCTATATCCACAAAAAGGCTGGTCACGGTGTTGGACGGCGTGGCGGCTGCGAAGAGTATCTCCTGATACAACTTACCCGTCGTATTGCTGGCGCCGATAAAGATACGCACCTTGTCGGCAACCGTTGTGCCGGCGCTGGTGATGCGAATGCGCTCGACCTTGCTGCCATTGGCACCAGCCGTGCATATGGTCGTATAGACGCCCGTGGCTCCGTCGACGTTGGTATTCGCCGTCGCTGTGATCGCGGTGGCGGTGTGCTTGACGGTTTGGACGTGGATTGGTGTTGCGGTAACAGGCATGAGTTAGCCCCCTATCAGGCGAGAAACATGTAGCTTGCGAGCGATGCGATATTAGCGGTTGCGGCTGGGTTCGTGGTGGCATTGGTGCCGCCGTTGGCGTAAGGCAGCGTTCCCGTTACGCCGGTCGTCAACGGCAATCCCGTGAGGTTGGTCGCAACGCCCGATGCTGGTGTGCCGAGCGCTGGCGTCACAAGCGTGGGCGAGGTCGCGAAGACCAGTGCGCCGGTCCCGGTCTCATCGGTAACAGCCGTGATCAGATTGGCGCTGGATGGCGTGGCGAGAAACGCGGCGACGCCGGCCGCCAGCCCGCTCACGCCCGTGCTGATCGGCAAGCCCGTGGCATTCGTGAGTGTGCCAGACGTTGGCGTGCCCAGAATAGGCGTGACAAGCGTTGGGCTGGTCGCAAACACCGCCGCGCCGGTGCCTGTTTCATCGGTCAGAGCGGCCGCCAAATTAGCGCTTGTCGGCGTGCCGAGGAAGGTCGCAACGCCCGTGCCCAGCGACGTGATACCCGTGCCGCCATTGCCTACCGGCAGCGTGCCCGTCACCTTGGTCGTCAGGTCGATGCTGCCCGCCAGCATGGCGTTCGTAACTTTGGTCGCCCCAATCGCGGTCACGCCCGCGTTGGTCATGGTCACGTCGCCGGACAGCGCGGCAAGCGCCGGCGTGGTGGCGGAGCGCCCGATCAGCACTTGGCCGTCGGTGGCGGCCAGCGTCGACGTACCCGCCGATGCGCCCGTGGCATACATCAGGCCGTTAGCCGTCATGCCCGACAGCGAGCCAGAGCCTGCGTCGCCCGTGCGCGCGAATTGGAACGACAGCACATCGGCAGCCGTAAACGAGCCGAACCCGTTGACGTAGGTGACGGGCACCTGAACCCAGGTCGTATTGTCCGTGAGAGCCGCGTTGACGGTCAGCACCACGAAATTCTGCGGTGCCGAGGCTTTCTTGATGACAATCGTGCCGCGCGTCGCGGTCGTCGTGGAATCGTCGAGGGCCTGCAAAAAGGCCAGCACCGACGGGTTGCCGGTTTCACCCGACGAGGCCGAGACCGCGATTTGCGTGATGCTGGCCAGCGTCGCGTTGTTCAGGCGGATATTTCCAGCGCTCGGGTCGGCCATGACCGTCGATGACGCAAATAACCAGCGAATGCCGGGGTCCGTACCGTTGGCGCCCGTCGCGCCGGTTGTTCCGGTAACGCCAATCGTGCCCTGCTGGCCGGCGAGGTTGATATTCCAATCCGTGCGCGTGCCGGTCCCCGAATTGAGGTCCATGGTCACGGTGAGCGACGTGCCGGAATAGGCCGTGACAAGGCCCTCCATCCAGTCGCCGGATGCGGCCGCCGTCGCCCGGATGCGGGCGCCCACCGTGTAGGCGAGGCCGGCTTGCGTTGTAAATACTTTCGAACCCGACCCGGCCGTTACAAGCGATGTGGTCGAGGTGGCCGTGTAGCCGGGGCCGGTGGCACCCGTTGATCCAGTCGCGCCCGTTGCGCCCGTTGCCCCCGTCGCGCCAACGTCGCCGGTGCGGAAGTGCATGATCGAGACGGCGGCCGCGTTGGCGATCGTACCGGCGCCGCCGATGTAGGACACCGGCAGCGTGTCGTAGGCGCCGGCATCGGTCAGTGCGCCGGTGATCTGGTATTCGAGGAATTTCGTGCCGGGCGAGGCCGCGTCGAGAATGCGGATAACGCCGCGCGTGGCCGTGGTCGTGCTGTCGTCCCACGTCGCCAGGAATGCCGCCTGGCTGGCCGAAAGCGCATTGGTTTCCGAGATGTTGATCTGCGTGGCGCTAGCCGGCGTGGCGTTGTTGACCAGCACGTTACCGGCGCCCGGATCGCCCGAGGTGGCCGTGCTCCAGGCGTAGCTCAGGCCCGTGTTCGGCCCCGTGGCGCCCGCCGCACCGGCCGAGCCTTTGCCATATTCAAACGCCAGCTGGTCATTGGAGGACAGCGTGCCGCCCGAGGCCTTGACCGTAACCGGAATGGTGTAATAGCCGGCATTAGCGGTCGGCAGCGAGCTGATTTCAAAAACCAGCCGCGTCGCCTGCGCACCGACTTTCGAGAACGACAACACGTTGCCGGTGGTCAGGCCGGCGAACACGGTCGAGAGATCGACCGCCCAGCCGTCGCTATTGTTGACGTAAATGGCGGTCGCGCTCGACGGCGTGGCGTTATTGCAGCGGATGCGACCCGCGCCGGGGTCGGCCACCGTGATGCCCGTGTCCCATTGGAACGGGAAGCCGAACACGGCCACCTGGGCGGCCGCGAGCGCCGTCGAGGCGATGATTTCGCAGTGAAAGGCCACGTTTTTGGGCCGCGTTTCAGCGCCGGCCGTCGACGATGCGACGCTGGTCGTCGTCGTCGTCGCGGTCGTCGTCGCTGCGGTGATCGTGGTGGATGTGACGTTGATGCCGCCGCTGCCAATCACCGATGACGCCCCGGCCGTGGTGATCTGCCCGGTGGCGTTGGTCAGCGTCGTGGCCGATGTCGAGGCTGAGGACGACGATGCGGACAGCCCGAGCGGGCCGACCAGATCGGCCTGCGTCGCGCCGGCCGAGCGCGATCCGGCCGGGTCGATCGCCGTCGTCGTCGGCGCAAAGCGCAGGAAATACCCGGCAGCCGGCGGCAAATTGAAAGTTGTAGCGGCCGATCCCCACGGGTAGCTCCGCGCGGACAGCCAGGAATCAAGCTCTGGATACGAGCTTTTCAACACGGCCTGCGTCGCTTCCGTCAACCGAATGCGGCCCGGCCCGACCGCGGGCGCAAGCGAAACCACGAGGTCGCCGATCTGCGGCAGGCGCGCCGTGATCGATTGCAGCGCCACGCCGGAGGCCATGTTCGAGACGTAATAGCCCGAGCCCGGCGACAGCCATTCGTCGGTGGCGAGGTTATAGTAGGCGGTGATCGGTACGCCGGTCAGAACGTTGCTGGCCAGGAACGACGTGCCGCTTTTGGGCCGCCAGTTCTTGGCGCCGCGGGCGTTGACGTTCAGGGTGCACGCGCCGGTATTGTCGAGGTGAGGCAGAAATGTAATCGTTTCGCCGTTGCGCAGAGTTGCATCGGCCGAGGACGAGGTGACCGCATAAGCATTGCCGGTGCCGGTCGAGGATCGCGTCGGCGCATTATCGGCGAGCAGTTTGGCAATTCGCGCCATCAAAGCGCGGGCGGAATTGTTAACGGTCGCCGCCGCCTGAAACTCCTGCCAGTTGATGGTATCATCAGCAACGTCGTTCGACGCCGCCGTGGTGGACCATCCATAAATTGTATCTGACATCTAGTGCGCCCCCTCGACGACGTAGAGTTCGGTCGGGTCCGAGACGAGCTTGGCGATGATTTCGCGCAGCTGATTATTCTCGGACCGATATGTCTGGTTTTCGACTTGCAGACTGTGCACGACCTCGGAACTCGGCCCCGCCATTGGCGCTATTGGCGCTATTGGCGGCGGCTCCGGGCGGAATTGCGGGATCGGCGGCGGCCCGGTGTTTTCGGGCGCTAATGGCGCTATTGGCGCTAATAGCGGGGCCGTTGGCGCGTCATTCGGCAGGATATCGACGGGCATTGGCGCCGCCAGCATCGGCATTGGCGTCACGTCGCGCGGCAAGGAACGGTCGGCGCCGATATCCTGCAGATTGCCGTGATGGGTTAAGATTAATCCATCGTAATCCGCAAATCCGCCATGAACGGACCGTATAGCTACGGGCAGTTTGTAGTATGAGCCCGCGTGCCAGATGGGGCCGACGATCCAGGCGACGACACGGTTATCGGCGTGCGTATCCCCGGCGCGCTCGATGACAATGACGTCGCCAACGCCCCATCTGGGCACGAGTTCGCCCAGCAACGATTTATCGGCGCATTCGGCGGAGATGTTGATGAAGTTGGCCTTGCCGATGCGCGGGTGGTTAAAACGCAGCCGCCCCGCACCTGGGCAACCATCCTCCCGCCAGCCGCCATCATAGTCCAGCCGAATGCGGGCTGGCGTGGTCATAGTTTCACCTCTCGTTAGGGAAGTTCATGAGGCCGAGCCCGCCCGCTAGACCACCCGCCGCAATCGCCGGGCCGACCATGCCGAACCGCGAGCGCGAGGGGTCCATATCCATCAGCGTCGTGAACTTGCGTTCGTTCATTTCACCGGGACCGGCGGCTTTCTTCATATCGGCCAGTTTGTTGCGAACGGTCGACGCCGACGGGTGCGGCGCGCCGGGCGGCAAACGCGAAATAATCATCTCCCGCAATTCCACAGCCGTTAACGAAGACAATGGAACGCCGGGCGAGGATTTGATAAAGTCGGCTACGCTTTCCCGCGCCGGTTCGGACCAGACGTTGGCCCATTCGCGGGCGTCCTTTTCAGGGGGTGGTAATGCTTTCTGCGGTTGATTGGCAACGGGTGCGGGCTGAGGCGGCAGACGTGGCGGTGGTTGAACCGTCACTGGCGGAACTGATGTCGCTCCCGATGGACCAGAAGCTGCGTCTGCCATGGGCGGACCGCCAGCGCCTAGCTGTCGAGTCTCAGCGGCGCTCGCTCGAGCTGCAGCGGCGGTCCGTTGAGCTTCAGCTAAGAGCAGAGCTTGCTCTTCAGAGGCTGCTTGCGATCCCGACAGCAGTCCCCGGTTCTGCTCACCCTTGATGGCGTTGGCCGTCAGCTGGTCGTCGAGCAGGCCCTTGTTCTTGGCCAGCCCCGCCTGATAGCCGAAATAATCCTGGGCCTGCGAGACGCCCTTCTGGTTGGTGCCGGTCAAAGCTGCGGTTTCCGGCCCGTAATCGCCGGTGCTTTCTTTCTTCATGCCCTTGGCACGAACGCCAAGGGCGGCTAGCGACGCTGTGCCCGCGCCGATGACGCCCGCCGTCAATCCCCGGATCATGTTCTCTTGGCTGGTCGCGCGCTCGACGGCGCCGGGCACACCGCGGCCGATGTCGATATCCTCGGGCAACGTCCCGATTACCGCGCCCTCGATGCCACCAGCCCCGAACGCAGGCCAGAATCCGCCCGGCCCCTTGGCCCGCATGCCGGCGATGGTTTTCTGAAACTCCTGCGCCAAGATCGGGTCTTTGGCATCCACCGCCGCTTTCCACCGCGGCATCATTTCCTCGATGCCGCGATTGTATTTATTGACGGCGGCGCCCCGGATTTTGCCGCCGGTCGCGCCCGCGAGAACGGCCGACGCCACGGGCACCATGGCCGAGGCTTCCGGCCACAGCTGGCGGATCGGGAGGTTCGCGCTTTCCGTTCGCGCCTTGTCCTTACCCGCTGCCGCCACCTCGGCCTCGGCCTTGATCTTGGCCGCGGCGATCTTGGCGGCGTTGTCGCCCTCGACACCTTGCTTGGCCAACTCTTGCGCGGCCGAGGCCTTGAGGGCGTCCTCCTGCTGCTTTTCGTAGGCCAACGCCCGCATGACCGTTTCGCCGCCCGGCCGGCCGTCCGCCGTGGCGCCGATCATCTTCTGGAACGCCTTCAGCTGGTCCGGCGGCATCTTGGCGATCTTGGCCGCCATTTCCCCTTCCGGCGTCGCCGCTCGTGCATCGGCAACATTGGCAACCGCGCCGGGCAACGTCGTCGCCCCGCCCCAGATGGCGCCGCGCACGGGATCGGACAGCGCTTTCCCGACCATACCGCGCATCGGCCCGAGCAGGCTTGCGCCCGGCGTTGCGCCCAACAGGATTTCCCCGGCACCCCCAGCCATGCGGAGCGGGCTGCCTTCGTTATAGCCCCGGTCCATATTGCGCCCGCCGCGGATCATCGAGGGGACGCCGGTGCCCTCGGCCATCAGCCCCAGCCCGCCCTCCGCGATCGGGTCCGCCTTGGCCCCGCGCGCGGCCTGGTCGTTCTCGATCATGCGCTCCTCGTCCGGCGTCAATTCGAGGCCGGCGACCTGCTTCTGCATGATCCGGCGCCGTGCCCGCTCGGGCAGTGCGTTGCCGGCCGCGCGAGCCACCACGTCGGCGGTCGAGTAGCTGTCGTCGTCGAATAGTCCGGCCATGCCCTATGCCCCCTATGACCCCTATGCCCTATGCGTCACGGCCCCAAAACAGGGACACAAGCAACGCATGGCGTTTTCTCGGGTAGACTTTGTGATGTCTTGCATTACCGCTGGTTGCGCGGGTCGTCGTCCGGCATGGGAAACAGCCCAGACCCTTGCGGCGCCGTGCTGCCCGCGCCCATCAGACCCTGACCATAGCCCGGCCGGCGGATCGGTTGCGCCGTTGACCGTTGCAGCCCGGCGTTGATCTGGCCGAGTGCCGCCCGCGGGTCGCGCCCCAACTGCAGCTTGAGGATTTCCGCAGCAACGCCGGGCGTGAGCCCGGAAAATCGGTTGTAGACGTTGGCTGCCGAGTGGGCGATCCGGTCGAGCCGGCCCGTGGCAACAGCCGCGGCGGCACTGGTGGCCAGCTGCACGTTCTTGCCCTGTTCTGCGGCGCTGGTCAGTTGCTTGGCCGTGGTCGAGTTGCCCTGTGCCGCCTTGCGCGTGTCGGCCATCTTGGCCTCGGCGATCAGCGTTTTCTGGAACTCACGGAACTGCCGCTGATCCGGGAACAGGGCGCGTAGCTGCTGCTGGATGCCGGCGCCGCCGAAAAAGCCGTCCGTCAGGTCGCGGTTGATATTGGGCTTTTCCAGGCGCTGGAAAATGGCCTGCTTGCCGCCCATGCGGTACATTTCCTGCTCGCTGGCCGTCATCTTGGCCAGCGCGGAGCGGATTTCATAGGGCGTCGACGTCAGGAACTCGTCAGCGCCGCGCACCGCCGCCGTTTTCAAAGCGCTTGGCCCGGCGTACTGGTTGAGCGCGGCCTTGTACTGCGGGTGTTGGATGGAGTTGAGCAGGTCGTTTTTAAGCGTGACCCAGGTTTTCAGATCATACCCGGCAGGCGGGACATTGCCGGTCTTCTCGGCGAGCTTGGACTGTCCGATCAAGTGGTCGATTTCCAGCTTGACCCGATGCAGCCATTCCGTGTTGTTGTTCGGGTTCAGCTGCTTGCCTTCGTTCAGCAGCTTGGCCTCGACGATCTGCCCGGCCTTCTGAATGCCGGGTCGGTTCAGCACCTCGGCAAGCCGTGGCGTCAGCGGCGTTTGAACCTGGAAGGCTTTGCGGAAGGCCGGATCGGCTGCCGCGTCACGTGCCGTGATGATCTGCTCTATGGTCTGCTCTGCCTGCCGGCCGGGTGCCAGCCCTTTATCGGCCGCCGCCTCGATGCGCGTCCACTGGTTGCCCTGGCGGCTATCGAGCACCTGCTTGCCGGTCCGCGCATAGTCGTTCGGCATGTTGAAGGCCGAACGCACCAGACCGTGTGTGTTCTCGCCGCCGACGTCGGCCAAACGTGCCGATGGCCCCATGCTGGCCAGGCGCTGATCGGCGCGCGCGATGATGCCGGCCGCAGTCGGCGTTGCACCCGGCGCGGCCAAATCCTGCGTCAGGCGCTCGCCCACCTTCTCCGCCGCCACCGCCCGCGGGTTGACCGCCGCCCGGATCGGCGCGGTCACGGCTTTGCCCACGGCGTTTCCGGCATCGGCCAGCATCGGCGCGCCCTTGGCGCCGAGAATGGCGCCGGCCGCCTTTGCCCATGGCTCGAACGCCGTATCCTTGGCCAACGCGCCCGCCAATTCCGAGCCGATCACCGGACCGGCCACGCCGCCGACCGCTTTCTGGGTCAGCGTGCCAGGCAGCGAGGCCGCGCCGGGGATGAACTGCGCTATAGTGTCGGCCCATTTCCCCGTCGTGGTCTTGGCCTCGTACAACTCTCGGCCCAGCCGGCGTTCGAGATCGGCCTTGTAATGCCCGTAGTGCGGCAGCACCGCGCCTTCGGAAAACTTCGGGTCTTCGTAGCCCAGCCCCCGCGCCGCCGCATCGACGCCCATGCGGCCCAAATGCTCGATGTTGCCCGGCATCGAGCCAAGGCCAAGCACGCCCTTGGCCAAGCCGGCGCCAACGCCCATCGCGGCATCGGCGGCCGTGTTGGGCTCGTCCTTGGGCGGCGCCGTGGGCGTCTGGGCCGAGGTCGCCATGTGCTGCGACAGCGCCCGCTGCATGGTCGCCGTGTCCGTTCCGTCGGGAAATTCGGCGATGGCCCCGTTCGGCAATTCGACTTCGATTGGCATTTAGTTGGCCACCGGATCGAGTTGTCCCGTTTGCGGGTTGAGCCGCAGGCGTTGCGTCGGGGCGCCGGGCGAGGGTGTGCCTGCGGCTGGCGGCTGCGCCCCGGCCGCGCCCGGCGGCTTGTAATAGGTCCCGCCCCGCATTTCCTGGGCGCGCTGGCGGTTGAACTCCTGACGCCGTTTCGCCGCGGCGAGGGCATTTCGGAAAATTTCCTCGCGCACCGCCGGGGCTTTGTTCGACGATCCCTGAATATCGAGCAGGATCTTGCGCTCACCCTCGGTCGGGTTGCCGCCGAAAATCGCCTTCAGATTTTCGAGCGATCCCGATGTGATGATGTTGTCCATGGATTCGGTCGCCTTGCCGGCTTCCAAGCCGACGAGTGACCCGACATAGCCGCGCGTCGAGGCGAATGGACCGCTATAGGCTTGCGGGCTGAGCCTCAGCGCCTCCTCCAGTTTCTGGATCACGCCATCGCCCTTGCTCACGGCCTCGTCCGATTCGAGAATCGCCTTCTTGTCGGTCGCCGTCAGCTTCTGGTCTTCGTTCGGCATTTTGCCGGTGGCGATGAACACCTTGCTGCTCGGGTTATCCGGGTCGAGACCCGCCGCTTCGACCTGGGCTCGGCGCTGCGTCGACTGATCTTCGCCGTTGTAGACCACCTTGGCCTTGCCGCCCGGCCCCATCTGCACCAGATTGCCGCCGACGACCTGCGGCTTTCGCCCGGCCTCGATCTCGGCATCCATTTTGCGGTTGGCGAGCGCCATTTTCTGCCGCTCGAGCTGCATTTCCGGGTGCTTGGCCATGAACGCGAAGGCCTGTGACGGATCGCCGGTCATCGCCGTGTATTCGGCCAGCCCCGGCGGCAATTCGCCGAACTTGCCACTCTGAAACAACTTCTGCACGCCCTGCTGTACCGCCTGCTTGCGGCGCATGTCGATCTCTTGCGCCCACTGGTCCTGATAGGATTTGGAGCGGTTCAGCCCGGCGCTCATGCCCTCGTTCAGGTCCTTGCCTTGGCTCGCCGCGAGAAACAGCCCCAAGCCCTGCTGCGTCATCGGCGCATTGAGCCGGTGGTTCAGAGACTGCAGAAACGACGGCGCCTCGGCCTGCTGCTGCATCTGCGGCATGCCGCGCGGGGTCATCCCGCCGCCGCCAAGGCCGGCCGGGGGCGGGTTGAGAAGCTCGTCCTCGCCGGGGCCGACCATATTCCAACGATCGTAATCGCGTGCCATGGGTTGCCCGCCCGCTGTCGATGCCGCCGGGCCACCGAGCCGAGCGACCTTGTTGGCCCAAAGGTTCGTGAAATCACGCGAGGTCATGTTGTCGACGCTGCCGTATTGGCCGCGCACGTCGGTCGGCACATTGCCCCAGATGGCGCGCTTGGCCCATTCCGGGCCTTTGGCGCGGCCTTCCCCCGTCCCGTGCATATTCTGCCAAGCCGGCGCGTCCGGGTTGTCCCAGTGCGCCGAGGCCCCGCCCCAGCCCTGCTGATGGATCATGTAGAGTTCGTCGGCCGTGGGATCGCGCCCGTAAGCCGATTTGAACCGGCCGGAATCGGCCGAGAACTTGGCCGCCGCCGCCGTTGCGTTGGCCTTGGGGTCGTGAATGTCGCCTTGGCCGTACTGCTTCCATTCGTCCGGGCCAAGCTGGAACAGCCCGCGATAGCTGCCCGTCCGGTTCCGCGGATCGCCGCCGGACTCGATCCGCGCAAACGTCCCCATGAACCCGGGCGGCAGGCCGCTAGAGCTTTCGGCCGACGAAATGGCCTCGTCGACGTCGGGGCTGAACCCCCAGCCCGCCATCAGCCCAACAGTCCATAACGGCCGCGCCTCGGGTCATTCGGCCCAAAACTCGTTTGCTCCGCCGCCGGCTGGGTAACGCCCGACATCTGCGGGCCGATCTCGCCGCCCGGACCCGGCATCGTCGTGCCGCTCATCTGTGCCCCAGCCCCCGGCTGTGTCATGCCCGACAGTTGCGGGCCGCTTTGCGGCCCCGGCGGCGCTTGGCCGAACGCAGGCACGTCGGCTTGCCCCATCGGCTGTGTCATCCCCGAAAACATCGGGCCGCCCTGTTGCGGCTGGCTGACGCCCGAAAGCTGTTGCCCAAGCCCCGGCAGGGTCGTGCCCGACATCTGCGATCCGATGCCCGGCTGACTGATGCCGGACAGTTGCGGGCCGCGGCCGGGGTTGGCCATGCCGGGCGTGCCAAACTGGCCCTGGGCATACTGCGGCTGATACTGGCCCGGATCGACGAAGCTCGGTTGCCGCTGCTGCCCCGCCCACGAGGTCGCGCCCGTCGGCGTGGTATTGCTAGACCCGCTCATGTGCGCCCCCTTATGTCTGCCACGGGAATTTGAAGGCCGGCGTGGCCGTCGTCGCCCAATTGCCGTTCGATGGGGATGCGGCCTGGCTGTAGGTGTTGCCCCACAAATTGCCACCACCACCACCGCCACCGCCGCCATACGATGGCCCGCCCGAACTCCCGGCGGCGCCGCCGGCTATGCCGCCGAGGCCGCCGGCAACCATCATCGGGTTGCCGGTGAACGCGCCAATCCCCGTCATCAGGCCGCCGGCGATCATGCCGGGGACGTTGGCCGGCGTGCTCGTCGTCGTCGTGCTGTTCTGCGTGCCGCCCAATCCCGCGATCGGGTTGGTGATGCCCGCCTGATATTGCAGCGCCTGCAACGGGGCCGTGCGTGTCGCCGTGTCCTGGGCATCCTTCATGGCGCCCGCGCCGACGAGGTACTGCTGCTGCTGAGCCCGCGCCGCGTCGGCGCCGCCCGCGTATTGCCCGCCCTGCTGGCCGAAGCCCTGCAACAGGCCCGCCGCCTGCAGCTGGTTGTTGCGCTCTTGATTGTACTGGCCCATGCGGGCGGTGTTTTCGAGATTGCCCAGCCGGTCGGCCAGAGCCACCTCGTGACTGCCCGAGCCGTAACGCCCGGCTCCGCTGAACTGCTGGTTGACGTTGTTGGCCGTGTCGCGCAACGAGGTCTGCAACACGCGGTCTAAGTACGGGTTCGCGCCCAGCATCGAGCCGTTGGCCGTCGCCGTCAGCGCATCCATGCCGGTGCCCAACGCCTGGCCGGATCGGGTGGCCAAGTTGCCATAGGCGCCCTCGGCCGCCATCGGGTTTTGGCCGAGCCCGGCAATCCCCTGAATCCCCTGCTGCGTCCACGGCGAATAGGTCGGCGTGAACATCGCCGTGTCGTTGCCGTATTGCTTCGCCTTGTCCAACTCGTCCCGAAGCCCAGCCTGGGCTGGCGCCCACGGGTCTTTGGTCGCCTTGGTTTCCTCGGTCTTTTTCGATCCGCTCATGTCGTCAAATCCTTCTCCAAGACGACGTGCGTCATGCGGTAGTCGGGCAAATGCTTCGCCCAGCCCTTGCGGGCGATCATGTCTAGCCGGGCGCAGTCGTTCTCACGCGCCCAAGCCTCGATCTGCGCCAGCAGATGCACCCAGCCCCTAGCCCCGTCGCCGGTGCAGAAGGGAATCCGACACCGCTTGAGGCCGCCTACGTCGCGATAGAGCTCCGTGGCCAGGATGGCGCGCGGCGCGCCGTTTTCCGTCACCACCCAGAGAATCCAGTCCTCGGCCATCAACCGCTTGGCGATGCCCTCGAACGACAACTCGCCCGCGTGCCGCTCGATCAGCTCGTCCATCAGCACGCGCACGCGCGGCACCGCGAACGCCGCCGCGAGGTAGCGCGGGTGCACCGCCTCCAGCCGTGGCTGGGACCTTTCAGCCGCCGCAGATGAGATAGGCGAAGCTGCGGTCTGTCGTGGCTGCGTTTGCATGCGTGACGGTCAATCTCAGTTGCCCGGATACGCGGGTGATCACGGCATACGTCGTCGCCATCGCCGCCGCGGCATTGGCGGTCAACGGGCACGGGAACGCATAGGCGCTTTCATTCAAATTCAAAGCCGTGGCCGCCGTCACGACGGTGGACGTGACGCCCGCCGTCAGCGTCACCAGAATGACCGCGTTCGAGCGGCCCCGGATCAGCTGGTTTATGGCGCTGGCCACGTCGCGCGGGTTGGTCGCGCCCTGGCTCGGTAGCTCCTTCATCGCCCGCCACTCGATCCGATGACGGCATCGACAGCCGTGATCTTCGACCAGTTCGTGCCCGCCGGGATTTTCAGCCGCGCCCGCGCCAGCCATCCGGACGCCCAGGTCGAGATCACGCCCGTGTCCTCCATCACCTCGACGTTGCCGTAGGACACCGAATCTCCCTCGGCCTCGCGCGCCGCGATCTCAGCGGTAATAGCGCGCGTGTCGACGTGCGGCCGGATGCCCTTGACGATCGAGCGGGCCGGCAGCTCGCCGTCGTTGGTGACCCAGGTGGCCTCCAAAGGCGATCCAGAAAACAGCGCCATCTTTTTATCTGTGCCGAACACGCCCAGCAGGCTCGATCCGCCGCGCCACACCGGGCTATCCAACGAGAACGGCAGCGTGTCGAGGTTGCCGAACGCGGCCAGAGCGGCGCTGTCCAGCGTCAGGTCCTGGGTGAGGATTTGCGCCAAGGCCGTGATCGTCACGCTGGCGGTGACGGCCTCGTCCAGCGCCCAATTGTAGATCAGGATTTTATCCAGCGACGTCGTCGCATTCGACGCCGAATTGTACGCCCACATGACCAGCCGCCGTGTCGGGTCGACACCGCCGATAACCGTCTGCTCCGTGCCGGATTTGAGGTCGGCGATGAACGCCTCGGCCCATTTGCCGACGCCGAGGGGTTTCGAGGACGCCGATTGCAGCGAGAACTCGTAAAACCCGTCCGCCGCCATGTAATACGCCAGGTTGCCGATCTTCACGAGGCTATAGGGTGCCGCGATCCCGCGCCCGCCTTCCACCTCGTCGAATTGAAAGACCACAGTCGAACCCGACTGAAACGTCATGCGGGTGATTTTCTCGGCCTGCAGGACGTAACCGACCTCGCCGCCGATGAGACCGCGCACCGGGCCGCCGTTCTGGAAGGTCTGCACGTCCGACGACGAAATGCCCGCCGTCCAGCTTTCCGGGTTGGCGATCGCCGACCAGGCGATCTGGCGTTCGTTCGTGAACAGGCAGCCCAACACCACGAAATCCCGCACCACGGCCACGAAGCGGGATTTCGGCGGGGTGCCGCCCAGCGCTTGGAAATTAGTCGAGGTGCCAAGCAGGTACTTCTGCGGGAAATCCGCGATCGTCACCGCGATGACGAGCCCGCCGGAAAACGCGAATTGCCAGCGCTCGCCCGATCCCGACGAATAGGCGCCGCCCGCCGTGCGCGTGACGTCGTTCCACGTCGACGACGTGTCGAGACGGTAGAGCTTGGTCGCATCGCCCGCGAACGTCGCGGCAACGCCGGTATCGTCGAACACCACCGCCGCGCCGACGCATGAGCCCGTCAAGGCCGTGGTTGCGGCCACCGGCGCGCGCAGCGGCTGATAGCCATTGACGGCCGGAAGGCAGTTCTGCGCGTCACGGCAGGCCTTGACGTTGATGCCGGCCTTGTCGGGATGCCATGGCCCGAAGGGAATCTCAGCCATCAGGGCACCGCCATACGTTGACGGACCCGCAACGGGCCGGAATAGCGCAACTCGGTGGCACTACGATTGATGCCGCCGATCATGCCGCGCAACTTGGCCGCGTGGCCCAACGCAATCTCCGGCTCGCGCATCCACGCAAAGGCTTCGATCAGCGTGGCCTCCAAGTAGCACAGCCCGGCTGCGGACATGAGCGAGCCCGTCTTGTTGGACGACGTGATCGCGGGGAACCTCTGGTAATAGATGGCGGTCAGCGTGCCGCTCCACACCGGCACCACCGACAGCGTGGCGCCCTGGATCGAATACCAAACCGGCGTGCCGGCGCTCTCGATCTCGATCTGCACCAGCTGTCGTTCGGGCGGCAGATATTTGAGCCCGATGGTATCGCCAGAGCGCGCCAGCGCGCGCATGGCGAGGTAGGTATCCGGCAACGTCGCCGCGCCGCTGGTCAAGGTCAGCGTCGCCGACGTTTCCATGACCGAAATGCGCAAGGGGTCGCTATCCAGCCCGCTATTGCCGCCGGGGTCTTTCTGGCCGTTGTAAAGCCGTTCCTCGGCCAGCCCGACGAACACGGGCAAGGCCGTATTGAACGACGAATCCGAGCGCGCCGCGTAGCTTTTGACCGAGGCGATCAGCGAATCGTAATCCGCGATGATCATATGCGGATATTTCCGGTTTTCAGGTGCCGGTAATCCGGGTCGTTCAGCCTTTTCGCAACGCGGTTCGCATACTCGGTCGAATAGACCATCGACGGCGGCACGCCATCCTCATGCGCCCATTGCAGCAGCAGAATGTTGGGAATGGACGCCACGCGCCACATATCGGGGTCGCGCGCGTAGCCGGCGCGGCCCATGTTCTGGCGCTCTTTGTTGCCCTCCAGCACCGGCGTCGCGTCCTGCGTCGAGACAATCTGAAAGCCGTCGTCGGTCGAGACGAAGGTTTCGGTGATCCCCGTCAGCGGGTCGTAGCCCAGATGGCGTTTCATTGCTGTGCATCCCCCTGTTGGTGTGTGCCCGCAAGCGCGGCGGCAGCGGCCGGCGGCAAAAGTCCGTACTTGCGCAAGATCGAAATCAGGCTGTCGTCGAACGGGACGTAGTTCACGGCATCCTTGGCGCCCTTGGCCAGCAAATTTTCCGCTCCGGCGTAGGCGTACCCAGGGACGCCATGGCTTTTCAGCGTCTCGGCCAGTGCCGGAGCGCCGCCCGGATAACTCTTGAGGAACTCGCCAAGCGTTTTCGTTTGATGCTTCATCGGGTCGATGCCCAACGACTTGAACGCATCGTGGACTTCCTCCGGCTGGAACGGCAGCCGATCATTGAAGTGGGCGAAGTCGGTCGGCTCGGCCTTGATATTGACCTCGTACATATGGCCGTCGTCGCCACGATGGAACTTCGCCAAGTCTTCCGACGTCGAAAAATGGAAGCCACCAGCGTTCGACGAGGGCGCGTTCCCGGACACGCCGACTTCCATCCCGTGCTGACTGCCGATGAAGCTCCTGTCGAATTTATCGAAATCGGCTCCGCTGCCGTGATAGGCGCGGATGCCTTGCGGGGCATCGCGAGCAAGAGCGTTGACGCCGTGCTCGCCAGCTAGCGCGCCCAGGTTGACCGCCTGCGGACCCTGCACGTCGGAGGCAAGCAGATTCGCTTCGTGACGGCGCGCAGGATCGAACGCGGCGTTGACCGATCGAAGCTGGCTGGGGTCTCTCAAAATAACTGCGGTTTCCCCACTTCGTCCGCCAGGTGTGGTATAGTTTTTGAGCGCTACTGCGTCGCGCCCGCCATCGCGAAAGGCATCACTCAATGTCGCAGCCACCTCTAGGTTTTTCTCTGTCCCGTCAAGACGAATTGCGGCTGGACGCTCCGTGCGATGCAGCAACGGCATTACTGCCGGATTGCCACCTGACTTCTGAGCAGCGAGCCATGCAAATTCATTCGCGACTTCAGGATTTAGAGCTACGGAAACTCCCTCTTGACCTGATCGACTGCCACTCGTACGGCCGCCTGTTCGAGCCGGATTAAAAGCGTCGAATAGCGCGCCATCCGAACCGGTCGCCGTGCCATGATAGACCGGGGTCATTCTAAACCCCATGGATTCCGCCCTCGCCATGCGGCTAGCATGGTCCATCGGCAAGGGCCTTGCCCCGTGCTCGCCCACGAGAGCCCCGACGTTGACCGCCTGCGGGCCTTGCGTGTCGGAGAACAGCAATTGCCCCGTTTTTGCGTCGTAGACCGTCCCGCGTTGCAATGCGGCAACCGTTGTCGCTGGCGGCGCCGATCCGTGGCGCGGCGGGTCAATCACGTTGTCGACGTAGAGCCCATCATGCCCGCGCTCGCGCATGGCCAGAGACAATTCATCGAGCGTCTGTCCGTTCGGCAAAGTGCTGTGTCGGCTGCCTTTCGCGTCATAGCGGGCTGGGTTCTTGAAATCCGTCCTGAACTCGACCACGCCAGGCTGGCCGTCTGCCCCGGCCCTGTTGGTTAGCTGATCCCGGTACATGGCTGCGACGTTCGGGTCACTAGACCCGAAGAACCGCCGTGCATCCGGTCGTTCGACGCCGGCATTGCCGTGAAAATACGTGTTCGGCACATCTGGCGATTTGGCAAGGCTTTCGACGAGGCCGCCGCGCCCTGCGGTTGCCCCGCGAAATACGCCATGCGCCGCCTGCGGCCCGACCACCGCGCCGGCTGCCGCCAGCATGTATTCCCGCGCGTCATCATCCATGCGATAGGGCGCGCCCACAGGCGACACGCCCACATCATGCGCCGCCTGGGCTGCGTCCTGCACGATGCCGGGAACCGCGAATTGCCAGTTGCCCTCGCCCCTCTGCTGGTCGAGGTGGCGCATCACGTCGGCACCCGTGCCCCATCCAAGAGGATTGGCGCCCACCTGACGACCGCCGACCTCGCGCGCAAACGGCAGCAGCGTGTCGCGGTCCCATTCGGGCGTGCCCTGCATCCGAGCGAGCACGTTTTGCGTCGTGTGGTCCTCGCTATCGAGCCCGATGCGCGGGTCCGAATAG